TCAATCTCCTTTAATTTTTAAATACTCATTTTTTACAAAAGTCTCATCACAAATCGTGGTGAGATTATATTTTTCCATAAAGTGGACGTAGTTAAAGTCGTCCAGGGATTCGTTTTCGAGCAATCCACGGATCATGTCTCTATTAGCTTGAGCCTCATATTTTTCTCGCAGACGCTCGTAGTGTTTAGGATTGTGTTCTAGGTGCCCTAACTCGTGCAGTAGGACCTTTAAACGCCTTTCGGCAGACAAATCCCTATTGATGTAAACCACACGGTTAACAGGGTCTAGAAACCCATCTCGTGGCCACTGGCTAGAGTCGAACTCACAAAGAGACACGTTAAACTGCTCAAGTAATTCTTTTTCAGGCATAGCTTCCTCGTACCAGTTTCTATAAAAAAGCAAAAAGAGCCAATTCGACAAACGAACTGGCCCTTTTTAGACGTTTTGTTCCCTTACACTTGCGCACGCACAAGCCATAGGGCGCTGAACTTAATCAGTCTTCCACTAAAAATAGTTTACAAAATGTTTTACTTATTGTCAATGATTTTACAAAAAATAGTAAACATTTTAACCAGTTCTGGCGTTTTTGTGTAATCAGATGCATATCTTTGCATTCGGTCAATAAGATTTTGGATCTTTAAACCTTGATGATATTGAACCGCAGTGGAACAGTAGGCATTTGATAAGGCAATGAGTGAAAGAAGGTCATTCACTTTGCGGTATTGACGATATTTGAGAACACCCTTTTGTCTAGCAAACGTATTAACTACGGCATTAACTCTATTCAATTTTTCGTCATCTCTAAATACATTTACCATCAGGACATTATTGTGAGCGCAAGCGTTTCTGAGATGTCTCGAGTTATCACCCAATGTCACAGCCTTTTGAAGAGAGCTGGGCCTATACTTATCAAAATAAAGTCCTACTAATTTTAACAAGCAACCATAATCCATGTGCTCCATCAACGCCCAAATCGGGATATCAGACCCACGTTTTAGAAACATATCCTTTTGATATCGAGATTGTCTGAACCTATTATAGGTGCTGTTATAGTATGTTGGATAATTGACAGCGAATTCCTGAACAATTGTATAACCATCTTCATCAGGATTGTTAGTAATTAACCTAGATAACTCGACTTTTATAAAATGTTCAACATTAATAGCAATATCCAGAAGCGTGTCTCGCAAATACATATCAATTGTGGCTAGATCTACAAGATGCTGAAAATCAAGATGTTGATACTTCCCGTTTTTCTTTTTAAAATTTTTTCGAAAAGCAGAGACTTTATAGTAGTAGTTGTTCTTTTCTAAAAAAGTAATAGCTTTACCTTTAGACATAAGCTCAAAACTAACCCCATTGTTGTCAAGCAAAGTAACTAAATCTCTATAAGATTGTTTGGGTTTGCGAACCATCACACATCCCCTTTGCTACTCATATAGCCGGCAATTATGCCACGAATGGCACGTTTATCTTCCTCTGTAAGAGGTTTACCATCGAACATCATGGCATTGGCTATGATCTCGTCAATATCGTTTGAAGCAGTGTCTTTCGGGCTAGGGGTCACATTTAAGAATTGTTCTGTTGTTAAACCTAAAGCACTAGCGAAATCGTCCGCTTTGTTCAGTGGGAACACTCGACTCCCAGAAAGATATCTTGATAAAGTCGATTTTGAAACCCCTGCTTTGTTAGCTAGTTCAGACATCGACATAGAACTATTATCTAAATAGCTTTTTATTAGTGAAATAATTTCCTCGTTGTTTCTCATGCACTTTTTCCTTTTATTTAATAGTAAATACATTATACATCAGTTCCCAAAAATACACAATACGTTCCCAAAAATAAACTTTTTTTATATTTTTTTTATTTTTGTGTTGACAAATGGGAACACTTTAGATATACTATAATTGTTCTAAGGAACAAGTAATAAAAATCAAACGAACGGAGGTAATCTATGAAAGTTGATTTGCTTCGTGTGAAAGCCGAGCGAGTAGCAAAAGGTTATACGCAGGCACAAATGGCTGAACGAATGGGTTTGGCTCGTGACCAGTATAATAAGAGAGAGAATGGGAAAATCTCATTTTCTGCTGACGAACTTATCACACTAGCTGACCTTTTAGGGTATAGCAAAGACGAAATCGGTATTTTTTTTAAACAAACCGTTCCCGAAACGCAACGATAAATTAAGAAAGGAACAAGCAATGAACGAATTGATTAACGTATCATTAAACGAAAATAATGAACCAGTTGTTTCTGGTAGACAACTCCATGAAACACTAGAAGTTAAAACGGAATACAAGAAATGGTTTAAGCGAATGACAGAATATGGATTCGCTGAAAACGAAGACTATTTAAGGGTGACCCAAAAATGTCATACCCTTGGAGGTCTACAAGATATGACTGACCACGTCTTAAAGTTGGACATGGCAAAAGAAATCGCAATGATTCAGCGGACAGATAAAGGCAAGCAAGTTCGAACTTACTTCATCCAAGTAGAAAAGGACTTCAACAGTCCAGAGAAAATCATGGCTAGAGCGTTGCTAATGGCTGATAAGAAAGTCCATAAGCTAGAAGCACAAATCGAAGCTGACCGTCCTAAAGTGCTGTTTGCTGACGCTGTCAGTGCTAGCAAGTCATCTTGTCTAATTGGTGAGCTGGCTAAAATCTTGAAACAGAATGGGATTGATATCGGCCAAAACAAGCTCTTTCAGTGGCTACGCTCTAACGGCTATCTAATCAGTCGTCGTGGAGATTCTTGGAATCAACCAACGCAAAAGAGCATGGACTTAAAGCTGTTTGAGTTGAAAAAGACAAATATTAATCACGCTGACGGCCATACAACTACCAACACGACAACTAAGGTTACTGGCAAGGGCCAACAGTATTTCATCAACAAGTTTCTTAATCAAGAACGCTTAACAGTTTAGATCAGAAAGGAAACGCTATGAATGAAATCAAAATCCGCGAAGATAAAGTATCCTTGGACGGTCAAGAGTTACAAACTCTTACGGAGTTTGAAATAAAAAGCACAACCGAGGACGGCTATGCTGAAGTGAAATTAACCTTACTTGCTAAGTTGACCTGAAAGGAGCAACCAATGGAAATCACCTACAAACCAGTCGGGGTTAACGAGACGGCTGAGTGGGGAGACTACGACCACCTCATGCAGCGGTGGGAAGGTCTAGGGAAGTCGATGGCAAAGAACCTTGTCCGAGAGATGAGGGATAACAAAGACTTTCAAAAGTTCGTATTCAACCCAACACATAAACTGGTATTCATCAACTATGAAGGGTTTAAGTCCTTCATCGAATGGAAAACTAGAAACAGATTCAAATAACATTAACACCCCTAGCCGTAGCAGTGAGCTAGTGAGGAAACTGAACGATACCAACTAAGTAAGCAACAACGATTTGATATTCATAAGTCTCCTTAAATATATATGAACCTCACTAGCTCTCTAGTGCGGTTAGGGAAAACAGAAAGGAAATTAACATCATGAGAAACCTAAAAACAAATAAAGGCATGGTCATTTTTTTCAAAAACTTTGGAATTAAAAAAGCTTTCTTGACTGACGATATCCGTTTTGACAGAAATGGTGCTCACCACGTTGGCATTGACGTCATCATGAAAGACGGGACATGTTTTGGTGTGTTCAGCAACGGTGAAATTCTAAATTAAAGGAGAAACAACAATGAAAAAACTTATCAATTGGATTTGGTCTAAAAAACAAAACGAAGAAGTGGAAGTATTTGAAGTTCGTCCACATCGAATGATTGACGAAAAGGTCAGAGAGTTCAATGCTGACCACGGATTGCCATTAGATCAATTAGTGGGGTAACTCATGAAGCTACTAAGAAAACTTTTTTCCAAGAAGAAACCGAAACAACCAGAGCCCTTCTTTGAGTGGGTGGAGACGCCCGAAGAAAAACAGGAACGACTCAAGCAGAAATATAGCAAATAGCAACATCTTCAATCCGTAGCCACGGCTCACCGTAGAGTGTAACTTATACTTTTCCCCAAAAATATAAACTTTACTTTTCCCACACTTATCTTTCTAAAAAAACATTGAAAAACATGACACGGTGGGCGTTGGGTGCGGATTGAAGGCACTAAAAAAGCATGGGTTAGGGCCCATGCAAGAAAAATACACCAAGGAGATTATACCATGAAATCTTTTAACACTCAAACAGTCGCTAAACCAGGTTATGTAAAATCAAAAGCATTTGGATTGTGTGGCACGCTTGCTATTGCGACAGCTCTATTGATTGGTGCTGGGTCAGTGTCAGCGGACGAAACTGCTGCACCAGTGGTAGATGCACAACCAGCGGTGTCTAATGTCTACACAGCTGACAATGCCGGCAACGTGACAGTGACACCGTCTGAAACAGTGGCAGCTGCACCAGTTACTGAAACTGCACCAGTTACTGAAACAGCGCAACCAGTGGAAACTACTGCCCCAGTAGCAGAAACACCTAAACAACCTACTGAATTTGTCAAAGAAGACAACGAAATTAAAGTAACTAATCCAGATGTTGTCGTTGATCAATCAAATGGAACTGGTAAGTATTCAGGGTTTACCGTTGAATATAAAGACGTAAAATTCCCTGATGATATGCCTATCAACGAAGGGGATAAGGTAACATTCAACCTTCCAAAAGAAATCAACTTCCAAACAAACTATGATTTTGATGTCTATAACCCAGAAAAAGCTGTTGTGGGTAAGGCTTCAACTGACCCTAAGACACAAACAGTTACGACTGTATTCAATAACTACTTTGCTACTCATCCACTCAACAAGCAAATGAGTCTTAAGCTCGATGCTAAGTGGACTGACAAGGTTGAAAGTGGCAAGCCAGTTAACGTTAATTTCAATGGTACGGTGGTTACTGTAAACATTGGAAAAGAGCAAGAAATCGGTAAAGATGAATTACTTTCTAAATGGGGCAGCCAAGACGAGAATGACCCAACTGTTATCAACTGGACTGTTCGTTTGAACTATGCTAGACGTGTCCTTAATTATGTGACATTGATTGATACCATGTCAGACAATCAGAAATTAGTTGATGACTACTTTGTCATGAATTATATCGACAGCACTGATCCTTGGATTGATAAAGGCTCAGCAATGGAACTCGTTAAATCAATCAGCAAGTCTGAACATGGCTTCGAGCTTAAAATGGACAGATTAGACCGCATGGTTTACATCTGGTACAAGACTAAACTAACAAATGCAGTAAAAGACTCAACTAACCCAACCAATAAGGTTGAGTTGAAAGCTGAGTCAGACGGTGCTATCTCATACAGTTATGTTCAACTTGTCGGTGGTAAAGGCGATGCATCAGGCGAGAACAAACCGGAGCCAACGTTTGAAATTCCTCGTGAAGCTCCAAAAGTTGAAATTCCTGAGTTCCAAGGTGGTATCCCAGGGATTCCAGAAGAACGTGTGAAACCAGAATACACTGAACCAATCGGTACAGTGCCTAACGATGCACCGGTTTTGGAAAAACCGGAGTGGAATGGTGGAACAGTACCGTTTGACGCTCCACAATACGATAAGCCTGAATGGAACGGTGGCGTTATCCCGAATGATGCGCCACAGTATGATAAACCCGAATGGAATGGCGGAACTACTCCATTCGATGCACCTAGCATTGATAAGCCAGAATGGTCTGGAGGGGTAGTACCTAATGAAGCTCCAATCCTCGATAAACCTGAGTTGATTATCGAAATTCCTGATGAACCAGTTAAACCAACTACACCGTCAGAAAATACCCCTAACAAGCCCGTAGACGCTCCGAAAACAAAAGAGGTAGAAATTACCGAGGTTGTGTATAAAAACGATTCTGAGCCAAATAAGGCACCAAATACGACGGTTTACGGTGGCACTCTTCCAAACACTGGTGAGAAAGAAGGAATTGCTAGCACTCTTGGACTCGTAGTCATTGCAGCCGGCATCGCTGCTCTAACTCTTGGATTTAAGAAGTTTAACGAAGGTGAGGAATAACAACCATGAAAGAGAATAACAAACAAGTCGTATTTTACAGTGCTGAAAAAGATGCATTCCTTGGGAAATACAAAGACAGAGGCACTCTGGCTTTCGAAGCTGGTTTCACTACTGATTTAATTGGTGCTCTATTTCTGCCGCTTGAACCATACGAAGAACAAAAAAACGATCTTGACAAGCTCGCTGAAGTGTTTGGCTGTGAAGTGCTTATCGTAGAAGTCGAATACAACGTAACTAAACTTGACGGCTCGGACTTCGAACGCACAGAACGTAACGAAGTTACAAAAGACGAAATCAAAGCATTTTTGAGAAAAATAATTAATTAAATAATTGAAGTGGTGGGAGGGCAGGCATTGAATATGGCAGATAATCAGAAATACAATTATACAGGAGGCGAAAATGGGAAACCGTAGAATGATAAGTAAAACTGTTACTCAAACGCATCGTTTCTTACGTCTACCCCTAGAAGCACAAGCTCTTTATTTTCACCTCATCCAAAATTGCGACGATGATGGAGTGGTGGAAGCATTCCCTATTCTTAGAATGATAGGAGCTAACGAGGATAACTTAGGACTTCTAGTTATCAAGCAATTCGTAAAACCTCTTAATGATGAAATGGTTTATTTCGTGGTCGATTTCCATAAACAGAACATTATCAGAAAGGATAGATATGTTCCTAGTGTTTACAAGAAATTATTAGAAAATGACGTTGAAGAATCCAATAGTCAAGCAATAACTTATAACTCAACTTCCGATGTTTCAGAAAATTCTCACCAAATGACAACCACTGGTAAACCAAATGACAACCAAATGACAACCACTGGTTGCCCCAATATAAGTAAAGATAATATAAGTAAAGACAATATAAGTAAAGGTAAGTCAGTGGAAGAGAATAAAAGTGAATCTAACCTAAGTGAATATAAAGCAGTAGAAGTAGAAGAGAATAAAAAGCTATCTTCTTCTGCTACTGCTCACAATCCTAATGATTTATCTGGCTTAATTGATTCTGAAACATCAGGCAAAAATGTAGATTTCAACCTTGCTGAGTACTATCAAGAACAAATCGGGGTGTTAAGTGGTTCGCAACTACAAAGACTCGAAGCCTATCAATTTGTTGATGGTATGGAAACAGAATTAATCAAGATAGCCATTGACAAAGCAGCCGATAATTCTAAACGCTCTTTTGGATACGTTGAAGCAATCTTGAAAAATTGGGCACAAAACGGAATTAAAACAGTAGCACAGCAGGAAGAAGACCAACGACAGTTTGAAATGAGCAAGAACCCCGTTGATAGACACAAGCCATTCTTGACTAGGCCCCGAAATAACGGCAAAGCCAAATTTGGGCCTGCTTGCGGCAAATACTAGAGGTATAGCCTATGAGTTTAGAAAAAACTGCTAAACAAATGCGTAAGCAGTATATGACAACCAGTGATAAGTACTGCGAAAAGCATAAACGGAATTATGTCACAATCCAATTTCCCAATAGCAAACCTTTTACAGTATGTGAAGTTTGCCACCGTGAAGAGCAAGCAAGGCAGAACGAAATCAAGGCGCAAGAACAGTATGAGAGAGAACAAGAACAGAAACGCTTGTATTTCCTGAAAGATTTTAGCTTGATGGATGACGACTTAAAAAGCGCTACTTTCGATAATTACAAAGCCTTGACCAGAGAACAAAAAGAGGACTTGAAAAATGTCAGGAATCAGATCAAGGGGTATTTGGACGGCGAGGAATACAACATCGTTTTAATTGGTGATACTGGAGTCGGTAAGAGTCACTTATCTTACTCAGCGCTAAAGGGCTTATCTGACTACACAAAGAAGATGGGGCTGTTTATCAACGTGGTTGACTTGCTAGCCAAAATCAAAGAAGATTTCAGTCTTGAAGCTGAGTATATCAGACGGATTGCTGAAGCTGAATGGTTGGTTCTCGATGATTTGGGCACAGAGAAGGCATCGGAATGGTCTAACGGTATTTTATATAGCATTTTGAACAAGCGCACCAAGACTATCATTACCACTAACTTAAGCCCGCAAGAAATCAAAGATATTTACGGTAAACGTGTCTATTCGAGGGTTTTCAAGAAGACAGGACTTGGAACGACGAATGAACATGTTTATCAATTCAAGACACAACAAGACAAGAGGATGATGCTTTGACAGAAACAGAAGTAAAACTAAAACTCTTTGAAGACTATGAGCGCATTCATGGGCTTGTAATCTCAGAGAGCCACAAACAGAAAATGATGGATGATTTAGATCTATACTCATTCATCGAGAAAATCAACGAATATATGTATTTCGCTAAGAAATCTACAATGATTTTTGGTGCACGCTAGGAAAAGGAGAAGAAAATGGGTTACTTACCAGAAGAACGAGAAACAGTTGTCCGTTATGACGAACTAGAAAAGTGTTGGTACTTTGAAACAAGTGTACGCAGACATATTACCAAGATTGAAAAACGATTAGAACTCTATAAAATCATTTCAGAGGAATTAGACGATAGAGGTCGCAGAATTTACATTCACGCAAAATTGAAAGAAGGTACAGTCAGCCCATTCGCTAGACCGCCAAGAAAGAAACGACCGTAAAATCAATTTTAAGGTGCGAGAGGGTATCAAGAAAGCACTTCTGAGAAGAAGAAACACCTTGTCGGTATAAATATACCTTGGACAAAAATGAAAATTCAAAAACACGCAAGAAAACACTTTTACAAAAAATGAAAGAGAGAACAACATGACAAATCAATTAGCACACAAAGATTTTTTTAACACACCGGCAGTAAAACAGAAATTTCAAGAGGTATTGAACGGGAATGAGCGACAATTTACAGCCAGTATTCTGTCAATCGTGAACAACAACAATCTACTAGCACGAGCAAGCAACACTTCCATCATGACAGCAGCAATGAAAGCAGCAGTTTTGAATTTGCCAATCGAACCAAGTTTAGGATTCGCCTACATCGTACCTTACAAACAAGATGCACAGTTTCAACTTGGCTATAAAGGGCTTATTCAGTTAGCTATCCGCTCAGGTCAATTTAAAGCCATTAATTCAGGGAAGGTCTACAAGGCACAATACAAGGGATATGACCCACTATTTGAAACATTGGACGTTGATTTCACTCAACCAGAGGATGAAGTTTGCGGATACTTTGCAACATTCGAGCTTGTCAACGGCTTTAAGAAATTGACGTTTTGGACGAAAGAACAAGTAGAGGATCACGGAAAACGCTTTTCGAAGACTTATGCAAGAGGCCCTTGGTCTACAGACTTCGATGCAATGGCACAAAAAACCGTGCTTAAAAGTATTTTGAGTAAATACGCCCCACTATCAACAGAAATGCAAGAGGGTATTATCTCAGACAATCAAACTGAAGAAGTTAAGGATGACCCTATCGATGTCACACCAAAAAACGAGGACACCCAAACACTCTTAGGTGACCTTATGAGTGATGAAGCCGAACCTAAAACAGAAAAAAGCGTAGATTCTGAAACTGGTGAAATCATCGAAGAAGTCAGCTTGTTCGAAGGTGATTCAACCAAAATCAAAGAGGTAGAAAATGGATGATTTAGTAATTCTGACAGAGGAAAACTACTATTCTGACAAAACCTATATGTCTGTTAGTCGTTTCAAGGAATACATGAAATGTGAAGCCAGAGCAAAAGCAATTGATGACGGTATTTGGGAGGATGAACGAGATCAAAAACCACTACTTTTTGGGAACTATGTCCATAGCTACTTCGAGAGCGAAGAAGCTCACGAGAAATTTAAAACCGAAAATAAAAAAGCTCTATTCTCTAGTCGCAAACCGTATGGACTGTTAACAGATTTCAAACTAGCTGAAAAAGTCATCGAAACACTAAAGAGCGATACACTTTTCAATAATCTGTATCACGGAAAAAAAGGTGACAAGGTTGAAAAAGAAAAGATTGTCACTGGTTTTATCGCCGGCGTGCCATTCAAGGGGAAGTTGGATAGTATCAACTTTTCAAAAGGCTATGTAGTTGATTTAAAAACCATGAAATCAATTTGGGCTAAAGAATGGTCTGAGGAATTACACGCTAAAGTACCAACGGCAGTCAACAACATTCTAGGGTTTCAATACCATGTCCAGTTAGGGACATATTTAGAGCTGCTACGTCAAATGGACTATCCAACGTATAAACCGTTTATCGTTGCTGTCTCAAAAGAGAAACAGCCAGATAAAGAAATTATCGAATTGACTGAGGAATGGCTCACAGAGGGGCTAAATTATCTCACAGAGCACGCCCCTAGAGTGTATCAAGTATCGCTTGGAAACGAAGAACCTAAGAAATGCGGGCATTGTGATTATTGCAAATCACAGAAAAAGCTACATGAGGTTCTAACATTGGACGATTTACTAAATCGTGAATAGAAAGAGAGAAAACTATGATTAATTCAGTTTGCCTTGTCGGAAGGTTAACCAGAGATCCAGAACTAAAATACACCGGAAACAATGTCGCAGTAGCATCTTTCAGCCTAGCCGTTAACCGCAACTTTAAGGACGCTAACGGTGAACGTGAAACAGACTTTATCAATTGTGTTATCTGGCGCCAGCAAGCTGAGAATTTGGCTAACTGGGCTAAAAAAGGGGCGTTGATTGGCATTACGGTCAGCAAGTACCGCAACAGCAAGGGCCAAACTTTGCAAGAGATAGTAGCCCATACGGGAACGCAAACCCTATGGATATCAGCGATGATGATTTGCCGTTCTAATTAGGTGAAGCTATGAAGATGATTTTAAACATCGAGCCCAAACCTCAAACAAGGCCTAGATTCAGCAAGTTTGGCACTTATGAAGACCCAAAAATGAAAGCGTGGAGACGTCAATGCTCACAACTCATTGAGCAAGAGTACGACGGACAATTCTTTGACGGGCCTATCTCGGTTGATGTGACCTTTTACATGAAAGCACCTTTGAGTGTATCAAAAAAGCCCACGCCAAGGGCTAGAGCTAAAACATGGGACAAGTTTAAGCGGTTTATGGCCGAAAAGCTTTGGCATGCAAAAACTCCAGACGTAGATAATCTTGTTAAAGCACTCTTTGACAGCATTTCAAACGCTGGGTACAACAAAGTTGATAAGAAAGGTATCGTCTGGACGGATGACAGTATTGTGTGCGAGTTAAGAGCTCGTAAGAAGTACAGTCCCAATCCACGCATTGAGTTTGAGATTAAGGAGCTTGAATGAACGGCAAGTACAAAGACAAGTTGGTTGGTATATATGCTCCAGGGAATTATGACCACACAAGCGTGTTAGGTCAAACGCAAGAGTTTTCGAGATGGTTCTGGGCTAATCGTAAGGATATGGAGCTTATCAGCGTTAAGTTAGGTATTAACGCCAAGAAATTAAACCGTATCTTGACACTGGAGCAGTTGCTGGATGAGGAATTACTGAAAGGAATGATGAAACTATGCGATACAAAGTAATCGTTTACTACGACAACATGGAAGATAGTGAGCATGTCTTCACGAATAAGAATGATGCGATTAATGAAATGCACAGATTGGGATTGGAATATCGCAATGCACGAAAATACAAGGTAGAAATGGTGGAATGTGATGGATGAATTAGATTACATAAAAAATATGTGTGATAGGTACATTTCTGAATGTGAAGAGCTTTCCAAAGAACCACCTAATGGGTGGACGGCATCGGCAGCTAACAAATCAAAAATCAAACGTCTAGGAATTGAACTTAGACAAGAGATGATTAATTTAGAACGCAAATATTATGTGTGAGGTAAAACGATGAACAAATTAAGTAAAATGGCTATTATTGCTGTAAGTGGTTTATTATTTTTAACTGGGTGCTCGGAGGCAAATAGAGTATCTGAAAATTTATCTCAAGAGTCGGATAACTTTAATGTTGTTCGAAAAGTAACGGTTATTGATGCTATTACAAATGACGTAATGTTCCAAATGAGCGGTAGGATGTCCATCAAGGCTGATACTCGTGATAAACAACTTGAAATTGTTGTAGAAAATGACAAGAATAAATATCAAAAGCATATTATCGGCTTGTCAGATAATGTCTCTTATGTAGTAGAAGATGTTGAAGTACCGAATGTTTCAAAATACAAATATGAGATCAATTACAACCCTAAAATGTGGGTGCCTGTAAAACTTAAAAATGTCGATTAAGGGAGTAAGTAGAATGACTAGAAATGAAGCAGTACAGAAACTAGCAACAGCAGGGCGCCTATCAATAGCCCACGCAGAAGACCTATATGATTCATTTTTCCCTAAACCAGTAGTATCGCAAGTCGTGGCGGACTGGTATGAGGAACATAAGAATGACTTAAATGAGGATATTTGGGCATATCTTACAAGCTGGGCTGATACGAAATGGGACGAGTTCAAATACTGGATGTACCATACTGGCAGGAACAAAGCCATCACTACCCTCGCAAACATGCACCAGTTCGGCTACGAGGTCGATAAAGGGCCTAGATATACGGTTAGAGTGAAAGGAATAAAAGGGGATAAGCAGTGGTTGGCTTTCAGCGAATTGGCGGAGTGTTGGTGGTTTGGTACCAAGGAAAATTCTCACTATGCCGTTCTTGAACACACCCACAAAGAACTTGAAGCGAACGGCTTCGGGTGGGTGTTTGACTGCCCGGGCGTTGAAGTGATGGAGGTAACGGATGGAAACAATTAAATTCGTCTCGATGGTAATAGCTGTGTTTTACGCTTTGCGCACGCTGTCTAAGAAAGGGAAAGATGATTAATGGAACTTTTGTCAAAGAAGAAGACCTCTAAGAAGTGGTACACGGATAGCTTGACTATTTCAAGCGTTATCTTAGTCGTCAGTCTAGCTATTAACATGCTGTCAGTCTACTACGTCCTGACAGTGCCACGTAGGCTAGAGACAGTAACTATCCATCGTGTAGATAACGTGGGCACAGAGATGCATGGTAAGGTGACCGGAAAATCAATGGTCGGAAAGCTCTACACTATTGATTGTGGAGCTTACGGGAAATTCCTTGTCAGCAAGGAGCAGTACGATGCGGTAAATGTTGGGGATGACATCCCTAGCTATTTGAAGGAGAGAGGGAGTTGAGATGACAGAAACCATTAAACTACCAAACTACTGCGAGCCCGATTGGGAGAATGCAAGGTATGGCTCGTTAGAAGAACTTAAAGAGATGTTGCTCCACAAGCGCATCGTGAAATGGGATAAAGACTTTCTGTTGCTTGAAGATGGCACAAGGGTCACTATTGAAATGTCAGAAAGTGATTGTTGCGCCTATGCGGGCGGGGAGTTCAAAGATGTCAAGCTAGACGCTATTATTACCGATGTAAAAATTGGTGAACAAGTAACAGAGGAAATCGGTGGTGGAACAACAGAAAGTAAGAACACAGTCACTATTTATCATAATCAAAACCCTATAGCCCTAGCTGAATGTGAAGCTAATGACGGGAATGGTGGCTATTATTATAGCGTGGCCTCTCTTGTTGTCGGGGAAATCCATTTTCCAGTAGTAGAGGCTTAGGAATGGAGAGGGCAATGATTCCAAGATTTAGAGCGTGGGACAAAGAGTTTAAAGAGATGGTGCAAGTTTACGCACTGGTTTTCGATGAACAAATTATCAAAGCAACTTACAAAAATGGAAATGTTGTAAAAGAAGACATAAAAAATTATGTACTCATGCAGTCAACCGGACTCAGAGACAAGAATGGCAAAGAAATCTTTGAAGGGGATGTAGTCAAAATGGCTAAGAATGTCTATTCTGAGCCAACTTATTACGAAGTTGTAAGACATCGAGGCGGAGCATATCGCCTTGATTCTAAGCAATACGGATGTGAATTGTGGCTACGACATACCGACTGCGAAATTGCAGGAAATATATACAAGAATCCGGAACTATTAGAGGTGAGCTCATGAGCAAAACCTACAAATATTCCGGACTGACACCGGAGCTGTATCAACGCTTAGTCAGTGAACATGTGGAACTTAGAAAAACACACAAAAAAGGCTCTTATAAGCAGTTTTTCCAAGATGTCAGACAGTGCAGTGAAGCGCAAGCAAAAATCATTTACCAAGCACTCAACAATGCAGTCATGGAGCGTGCGAGGATATCGCCAGCGACAGTTGATAGGCTAGAAGGCATTATTTCAGACGAGCTTTATCATGACCTTAAAGAGTATCTGGCCAGCCATTATACTAGAGGGAAAACCACGCGCCAATTCTTGGATAAAACTAACGCAGGACTTCCAGCGGAGCTATTCCAGGAGTTTCGTGCGGAAGTGGAAGAACTACGCAAGGAACACTCTAGAGGTATCAATGATTATATTAGAAGTGTCAAAGGGTGCAGCAAGGAACAAGCCCAAAAAGCCCAAAATAGTATTAGTCAGTGCTATTCAGAAAATGCAACTTTGACACCTCTAAAAGCAATTCAAATGGAAGGGCTACTTTCAAGAGAGCTTTTCAGCGAAATTATTGATTATGTATTTAATAACTATGAATGGAACGAGAGATTAGACAATGAAGTTGATCGCATCATTCTTAAATATCGTAATAAAGGCAAGGTAGGTCGTGAGAAGACCACGGTTAAAAAAGCCTTATATACAGCCTACATGTTAGGCGTGTAGCTAGTGAGGGTTCGACTCCCTTGCTAGCTATCGTCTGTCAAATTACACTAAAAAATGGATATAGATTTTTAGTGGCTTGAACACTTTTCAACACCGAGCAAGCTGACAGACCTTGCTCAAACAAAACCCGGCAAATGTAAGAAAAAAAGGATGTGAAACAACCCTCTTTCTTATTGATATCATTGCGTTACAAAAACAAAGCCAAAGATCTTGCTGGTGTCGATGGCTAGGAAGGAGGTGATAGAAGGCCCAAGAGACAACCCCAAAACAAATACATTAATCTTTCTCTTATAAAACTTCTTAATGTCTTTGGGCTAAACAAAAAAAGACCGACACAATGGCCGGCACTCTTTGAAAGTCAACACTACTATTATACCAAAGAGGACAGAACAATGCTATTGCCGGAAATTGATGAAAAAGCAACTATCAGAGGTTGCAAGCGAAAACTTCGAGAATATCCAAGATGGCGAGAGATAGCACACGATAGCGCTGAGCAGAAGATTACACAAGAGTTCACTTTCATGCCAAGAGGTGGCAGTGGAGTGAGTAGACCCGTGGAAAATATCGCAGTTAGGCGTGTTGATGCTATGAACGAGCTAGAAGCCATAGAGCAAGCAGTTAGCGGGCTATATCGTCCAGACTATCGCAGAATACTGATAGAGAAATATCTGGCATACCCACCGAAACCAAACTGGCAAATCGCCCAAGCAATCGGATTCGAAAGGACAGCTTTTCAAGAGCTACTTAATAATGCTATCCTAGCATTTGCTGAATTGTATAGAGATGGCAAATTAGTTGTAGAATGTTGAAAAATCGGTAATTGGACGGTTAAAGTTCGGTATCTTACAACTGTTTAAAGTGGTATTATTATATTATCGAAGAAAATCAGAGACAGCTCACTTTGTGGGTTGTCTTTTTCAATATCAGAAAGGAGTTGATGGAAAATGGGATGACCGAAAAACAAATAAAGTTTGCCGATGAGTACATCGTCAGCCTAAACGCTACGCAAGCGTACAAGAAGGCTTATCCTAGTATTAAGAAGATAAGGACGGCAGAAGTCAATGGTAGTAAGCTACTAAGAAATACTGAGGTCAAGGCTTATATAGACGAACGACTGGAGCAGTTAAAGTCGGAACGTGTTGCGGATCAACAAGAGGTCATGGAGTTTCTCACTGCCGTCATGCGTGGAGAGGTTGAAGAACCCTTGCTTGTTCTAGATGGCGAGGGTATGCAACGCATTGCTCAAGCTAAGCCGAATGTTGCCACCCGTCGAGCTGCGGCAGTTGATATCGGTAAACGTTACAGAATGTGGATAGATAAGGTCGAAGCCGATGTAACGCAAGATATCAACATCAATGTCGGTGAATGGAATGACGATTAATCTTGAAATCAATCCAAGCAAGGTGTTTAATCGGCATATCTATGAGCATTTGTTTGATTACGACACATTCACTGAGGTTCATTACGGCGGAGCGTCTAGCGGTAAGAGCCACGGGGTCTTCCAGAAGATAGTCCTCAAAGCTCTTAAAAAGTGGGATAAGCCCCGCAAAATATTGATATTGCGTAAGGTAGGGTCTACGGTTCGTGATTCGGTGTTTGCGGACGTGCTAGCAGCCTTGTCTTACTTTGGTGTGCTTAATCTATGCAAGGTTAACATGAGCGCATTCCGTATTGAGTTACCGAACGGGGCTGAGCTGATTTTTAAAGGGATGGATAACCCAGAGAAAATCAAGTCTATCAAAGGCATTTCAGACGTTGTGATGGAAGAAGCGTCAGAGTTTACGCTTGATGATTACACGCAGTTAACGCTTCGCTTGAGAGATAAAGCCCACAAACAAAAACAAATCTATTTGATGTTTAACCCGGTGTCTAAGGCTAACTGGGTATATAATGCGTTTTTTGTGAAGAACCCTAAAAATACAGTGGTTTATCAAACGACGTACAAGGACAATCGCTTTCTGGACGACTTGACCAAGGAGAATATCGAGGAGCTAGCAAACCGAAACGAAGCCTACTACAAAATCTATGCTTTGGGTGAGTTTGCCACCCTTGACAAGCTAGTATTTCCAAAGTATGAAAAGAGATTACTCAATAAGGACGAGCTTAAACAGCTACCGTCCTTTTTTGGTCTTGACTTCGGATTCACAAACGACCCCACGGCGTTTATGCACGTCAAAATAGACCGAGAGAATAAGCGGTTATATATCCTAGAGGAATATGTCAAGAAGGGCTTGCTTAACAACCAGATAGCAGAAGCTATTACTAGCCTTGGTTATTCAAAAGAGGTGATTATGGCCGACTCAGCAGAGCAGAAATCTATTGCTGAACTGCAAACACTGGGCTTGCGTCGAGCTATTCCGGTAAACAAGGGCAAAGGTTCGGTTCTACAAGGGATTCAATTCTTGCAACAGTTCGACATCATCGTTGATGAGAGATGTGTCAAGACGATTGAGGAACTTGAGAACTATACATGGCAGAAAGATAAGCATACAAACGAGTACATCAACAAGCCATGCGATAGTTATAACCACTGTATCGACGCTATTAGGTACGCACTGCAAAACCTTATTTTCGTCAAGGATAAGCAGGATGTAGACGCTAAGATTAGATGGGTTAACAAACTGATAAGGAGATAGAATGACGAACACGACACATAGTGCTGACGACATCTTACATGAAGGGCAGTACATTCCTAGATCATATCAATTCGAGCGAGACATGGAACCGACTAGCTTGCAGAAACGTGAAGACTTCCTTCATTTTCCCAAAGAAGCAAATACACACTTCATGGCTCAATCAGCGGATGACCTAGTGGACACGTTCCAAGGGCGTGAGAAGTTAGAGAAGATGGTAGCTCGGTTTCAAGACGGACAGATAGACCGCTTGAATATCCTAGAGAGCTACTCAAACGGGAACAATTACACGATTCTAAATGGGCGCAAACGACTAGAACCAGAAAAAGCTGACTACCGTATTAGGCATGACTTGGGGGGACAAGCTAGCCGCTTCTTCACTGGTTATACAGTAGGGCAGCCTATTTCAATTGGTGCTACTGACACTAACAGCGATTTGACGGCTATTGATGATTTCAACGCCTACAACGACATTGAAGCTCTTAACCGTGAGCTAGTCTATGACGCTTCACGCTTTGGGCGAGCATTTGAGCTGCATTACTATGACGAGTTTGGCAATCCAGCAGTGGTCTTGATTGACGCAAGGGAGATGTTCACTATTCGTAGCGCAGACGTCCGAAAGGATATCATTGCGGCTGTGCATTGTCCAGTGTATGACGGTGAGATGTTTGTCACAGTTTACACCGACAACAAGATTGTCAGCTATGACCCAAACTGGCAGGAAATCGAGCGAAAAGAAAATCCGTTTGGTATGGTGCCAGTGGTTGAATGGCAGAATAACCGAGAGCGTTCGGGAGACTGGGAGAAAGGCATTCCAATCATTGACGCTTACGACGCAGCAGAGTCGGACACAGCTAACTACATGTCAGACCTTAATGACGCAATGCTTGTTATCAAGGGTGATTTTGAAAGTACCGGCATGAATGCGTCCGACATCATGAAAATGAAGCACGCTAACATGCTAGTGCTTGAGAGTGGAGTTGGACACAACGGACAACAAACATCCTTAGATGCGGGCTATATCTACAAGCAATATGATGTGAGCGGTGTTGAAGCGTACAAGTCGCGCTTGATTAAAGACTTCTTCCGCATTGTTGGATTGCCTAACTTGCAAGACGATTCGACTTTCTCAGCTACGTCTGGGATCGCTATCCGCTACAAGCTAGTTGATTTGCAGCAAGTTACAGCCGTTAAGCGTGGGTTCTTTGTCAAGGCGCTCAGACGACGCTATAAACTGCTTGAGTTGCTATCAAACAACCTCAAAGGAATCGAACCGGTGGACGCTGACATGCTGACATTCACGTTTCATGAGAACCTACCAACGGACGTATGGGCTGAGATTCAATCTGCTATCAATTCCGGCATGGAAATCTCACAAGAGACGCTTATGGAATCAGCTAGCTTCACAGACGCTCGCAAAGAAAAGAGCCGTTTGCTCAAAGAGGGCGGGGCTACTGATCTAGAAGTTAGTCAGATTGTAGGTGTTGAGGATGATGACGAATAATGAACGCTACAATGCCGAGAGAAAAGCGCAATCAGACCTAATCAAGCGTGACATAGAGCGTGACAAGGTCTTAAAAGAGCTTTATCAAGCGTCATATAACCGTATGCAGAGCCAAATAAACGGCTTTTACATGCGCTACGCTGACAAAGAGGGGCTAAGCCGTGCTGAAGCTGTGAAGCGGGCTAGTGAGTTCGATGTCACTGAGTACAGAGATCGAGCTAGAAAGGCAGTAGTCGAGAAAGACTTCTCACACGGCACTAACCAATGGCTAAGACTGTTTAACCTCAAAATGAAAGTCAGTCGGTTGGAGCTACTCAAAGCTGAATTAAGGCTTGAAATAGCTAGTCTTATATCAGACGTTAACGAAGTCTTCGATGAAGCGCGTGAGAGTGAATATTTAGCCGAATTTAAGCGTCAAGCGGGTATCTTGGGCAATTCTGCCGTCAATGCAGTAAGCCGCATGAGAGCCATCTTAGACGCTGATTTCTACGGACAGAATTTTAGCCGTAGAGTTTGGGGCAGGAACGGACTTCATGCAAGTATGCAGAAGGATGTGTTTAGCTCGTTAGCGCGTATCTTCGCCGATATGGACGGTTTTAAGCAGGAACGGCGGCGGTTAGCTAAGAAATATAACACAAGCCAAGCCAACGCCCAACGATTGCTCAAGACCGAAATAGCTCGTATTAATGCTGATACAGAATTGATGATGTTGAAAGAGAACGACTTCACGCATTTAATCTATGTTGCAGAAAGTGGGGCTTGCGATATCTGTAAGCCTTTGGATAGAAAAGCCATACCAATCAACAAGGCAGAAAAAGGGGTTAACATGTACCCCATGCACCCTAACTGTCGTTGTTCAGCGTATGGACACATCAAAATGGAATACAAAGCCGGCGGCAGCACGCTTGATGAAGAAGCTGTTAACGGTGTGTGGGGTGAATAACCCTTTGTCCAGACCGTGCTGACGACGTTAAAAGCTGCATGAGTTCGAGGGGGTTGCTCGTAAAAGCGTAAAGAAAGGAGCCTATCATGGCAGAAAAAGAACTTGAAACAGTTGAGAATCCTCAAGAGGTTGAAGCTAGCCAACCAGGAAAAGAGGAGAAGATGGTGTCAGTCGCTGAAATGCAGCGTAGACTCAAGCAGATGGAAGAAAAACATACTCTTGAAATTGCTGATATGCAAACCGGTATTCAATCTCAAATCGAGGAAGCCGTTGCTAAAGCTAAAATGAGTGAAGAAGAACTTCAAGAGCTGCAACGGAAACAGCGGGATAAAGAATTCGAAGAAGCCCAGAGCACAATTGCAGCACTTCAAGCTCAGATTGCTCAACGTCAAATGCAGGATATCGCTATTAAAGAGCTCGAAGCTCAAGGCGTGCCCGTCAACGAGTCAACGCTTGCCTTCGTTGTTAAAGGCGATGAAGAAGCTACTAAGCTAGCTGTTTCAAACATGGCTAACATCTTAAACTTGCAGAAACGAGAAGAAGCCAAAGCTCTACCACCTCGCACAAGCGGTGGAGCGGAAGGGCACTCACATCGTGGAAAAGACAAGTTTGATAAAGCCAAAATCACTAATTTCTAATCAAAGAAAGGAGAGCGCATGGCTCAACAAAAATTCAATCCGGACACAGTCCTATTGTCTGACTCTCTTGGTAAAGAGATTACATCAGAATACATCACTGATCTTTTCACTGACGAACTTGTAAAAACTTCAAAAGTCATTCAGCTTGGTCAAAAAGTTGAAATGGAAGGCAAAATGGTCCGCAAGGGCGTTGAAGTTGGACAATTGACAGACGCTTACTTCGTAGGTGAAGGTCAAAAAATCGGTACTGCAAAAGTACAAACCAAATCTTACGTTCTTGAATCTCGTAAATTGGCAGTTATCTTGCCAGTTACAGAAGAAGTCCTCAACTACACTTGGACTGACTTCTTCGAATCAATCAAGGACAAGATTGTTGACTTGTTCAACAAGAAAATCGACGGGGCGGCGTTCCTTGGTTTGTATAACAATCCATTCGGTGCTAACGTTTTGGCGTCTGCTAAACGTGCTCAAAACATCGTATCTGGGGACATCAACCTCAATAACATTTACGATGTGGAAGATAAGTCAGAAAAAGAACCTAACGCATTCGTAGGTCACCGCACTATCAACCGCACACTTCGTGGAATCGTCGACAATGTGAACGGCGGTCAACACATCTTCACTAAACCAGCTAACCCTAACGCAATCGGTGAGCTTGATGGTCTTCCATACTCACAACTTCAATTGCAAGACGGGCAAACTTACCCAGCAGGTACATTGATTACTGGTAACTTCAACGGCTTGGTGTACGGTATTCCAAACGGCACTAACTTGCGTCTTAAAATCGCTGACCAAGCTACTTTGTCTAAGGTTCAAAACGATGGCACACTTGATTCTGGTGATGTTCATTTGTTTGAACAAGACATGCAAGCGCTCCGTGCAATCTTTGAAATTGCCGTAGCTATTCCAAACGACGAAGCATTTGCAGCCATCCAACCAGTAGGAGTCTAGTCAGGAGGTTCAAATGGCCTATAAAGCTAAGATTACATTCCGTGATTTGCAAGATAACGAATATATCTACCAAGTCGGGGAAACTTACCCACGAGAAGGCTATGAGCCTACTAAAGAGCGTGTGGCAGAGGTTCTTGAAAAAGGCGGTATCGAACCAGTCGAGCCGTCAAAAGAGCTTACAGTCAAAGAGCTCAAAGCAAAACTTGATGAAGCTGGTATCGAGTATGATGCCAAAGCGAAAAAAGCAGATTTAGAAGAACTTCTAAAGGTTGCGGAGGAGGTCTAAAATGAACGATATCCAACTTGAGAAGATTAAGCGTCGGTTGGGTATCGACGTTAAAGACGATCTTGAGGATAAATTGATTGAAGACTTAGTCAGCGACGCTGAGAGTTATTTCAAAGCACTAGTCGGAACAACCGAGATTGACAAGAAGTATCATTTCATCATCGAAAATGTTGTTTACAAACTCTATGGTCGTAAGGGGTCAGAGGGTGTCAAAACCGAAAATGTAGACGGCTATTCAGTCACTTACGAGGATTGGGACGATATGTTCAAACCTTACAGAAAGATTCTGGATAAAGATTTCGGTCTGGACGGTTCGCTGGCTCGAAAAGGTAAGGTGAAGTTCCTATGAAAACACCGCACCGCATCAAGTTAGTGAATCAAGGCGTTTCGACTTACAACCCGATAACTGATAAACACGAAGAAAAGGCACAGTCTAGTAAGATTGTGCCTTGTTTGGTTAACTTCATTGATCAACAACGTGTCTTTGAAGCCTATGGGAGTAGGTCAGACGTGGTCATGATATGCCGATTCAGTCAAGAGCAGAAGCCGTTTGACTACGCTTTATACGAGGGCAATAAGTATTACCCTATCGAACGCATTGACGCACCGATTAAGGGCGCAATCAGATTGAAAAGAGGTGAGCTAAATGGCTAATTTTTCAATTGAATGGCGTGGGGATTTGGAACTTGCTGCCGCATTAGGAAATGCAAGCCAAAAAATAAAAACCCAAGCTAACAATGTCCTAAAAAATGCCGGGGAGAAGGGTACTAACATTGCTCAGAGTAAAGCCCCAGTAGATACCGGCTTTTTGAAGAGTGAAATCACCGGTCTTCCAAAAGTCGAGGAATATCATATTCACGCTGCCGCCTCATATAGTGGTTATCAAGAATATGGCACACGTTATCAGCCGGGGACGCCATTCATGCGCCCCATGATGACAGAAATCGAGCCTTATTTCACTGAACAAATCCGTAAAGTTATGGAAGGAGCCTTTAAATGACACCTAGCCATGATCTATTCAGAAATCTATTTGCTATTGCTAGTGAGACGGTAGCAACTTACGACTACTTACCCGATTCATCCGCTAGCTATCCTTTCGCTTTCATTGGCGAGAATAGCTCAGCACCTACGCTCAATAACGACAATTTTGGAACGATAAGACAAACCGTCCATATCTACGGACTTAGAGTGCAACGTGCAGAGCTAGATGCCCACTGTCAAGCGTTAGAACAAGCTAGCGAACGAATTAAAGGGTTTGAATACAACTTATTGAAAACTGGTACAGACAAGCAAGTCTTACCGGATAATACAGACGTCCAGCCATTGATCCACATTGTGCTGGATTTTTCA